ATAGCGGCATGCGACCGATGCTGGGGGGTGGTTCGCCCGTCGGCGGCGCGATGTTCGAGGGCTTTTTGCGCTCGGGCAGCGGCGGGATCGAGATGAAGGCGTTCACCGGGGCGAGCGATGCGGCGGGGGGCTATGCGGTGCCCGAGAGCATCGACGCGGCGATCGACGCGACGCTCAAGAGCGTCTCGCCGATCCGCGCGATCGCCAATGTCGTGCGAGTGGGATCGAACGGCTATCGCAAGCTGGTGACCAGCGGCGGCACGCCCTCGGGCTGGGCGGCGGAGACCGGCGCGCGCGCCGAGACCGATACGCCGGTGTTCAACGAAGTCGCGCCGCCGATGGGCGAGCTCTACGCCAATCCGGCGGCGAGCCAGACGATGCTCGACGATGCCGCGTTCGACGTCGAGGCGTGGCTGGCGAGCGAGATCGCGATGGAGTTCGCCAAGGCCGAGGGGGCGGCGTTCGTCAGCGGCAATGGCACGAACAAGCCCAAGGGGTTCCTGAGCGCGACCACGGCTTCGACGGCGGATGGCGTGCGGGCGTTCGGATCGCTGCAATATGTGCCGACGGGTTCGGCGGGCGCGTTCGCGGCGAACCCCGAGGAGAAGCTGATCGACCTGGTCCAGACGCTGCGCGCGCCGTACCGCCAGGGGGCGGTCTGGGTGATGAATTCGGCGGTGCTGGCGAAGATCCGCAAGTTCAAGACCAGCGACGGCGCGTTCCTGTGGGCGCCTTCGCTCGCGGCGGGGCAGCCGGCGACCTTGCTCGGCTATCCGGTGGTCGAAGCCGAGGACATGCCCGATATCGCGGCGAATTCGCTGTCGGTGGCGTTCGGCAATTTCAAGGCGGGCTATCTGATCGCCGAGCGCGGCGAGACCCAGGTGCTGCGCGATCCCTATTCGAACAAGCCCTATGTCCATTTCTACGCGACCAAGCGCGTGGGCGGGATGGTGAGCAATTCGGAGGCGATCAAGCTGCTGAAGTTCTCGGCGAGCTGAGCTTCATTCCTCCCCGGCACGGGGAGGGGGACCAACCGAAGGTTGGTGGAGGGGGCGTGCGGCAGGCGGATCGCTGGTGGAGGACCCCCTCCACCACCGCTTCGCGGCGGTCCCCCTCCCCGTACCGGGGAGGATTTATGAGCGACCAATTCCAGAACAATGCCGACCAGGTTTCGGCGCCGGCGACGCGCGCCGTCAGCGTGACGCCGCATGATAGCAATGCGCTGAGCGATATTCCCAAGGCGCTGTTCGTCGGCACCGGGGGCAGCATCACGATGCGCGGGGTGAACGGCGCCGCGGACCAAGTGTGGAAGAACGTGCCGAGCGGGAGCGTGCTGCCGTTTCGCGCGCAATATGTGCGGGCGACGGGGACGACCGCGGCCGACCTGCTGGCGCTTTACTGATGGCGGCGGCCTCGGGCGTGGGATTGGGGCTCTCGATTCCCGAAGTGGCGGGGCGGGCGCGCGGGGCGGCGAACGACTCCGCCACCGACGCGCTGATCGCGCGGATGAGCGTGGCGCCGGGGGAGGCCCGTGCGGCGCTGATCGATGCGCTGGTGCGGGCGCTGAAGGCGGCGGGCGTGTGGGCGAAGCTCGACGCGCTCTACCTGCTGGCGGCGCATGATGCGCAGGCGGCGCGGCTCAATTGGGTGGGGTCGAGCTTCACGCTGGCGGCAGTCAATTCGCCGGGGTTCACGGTCGATCGCGGCTATGCCGGGGACGGAGCGACCTCGTATCTCGACAGCGGCTTTACCGATGGCAGTTCGGGCGGGTTCCGGCGGGATGACGGGCATCGCGGGCTGTGGTGCGGCACCAACGTCAATGGCTTCAGCTTCGATATCGGCAGCCAGCGCGCGCGGATCGTGAGCCGGTACAATGCGACGGCCTATGTCTGGGGCAACAGCACCGCCGGGGACACGCCCGCGCTGCCGGCCGCGACCTCAATGGGGTGGACCTGCTATTCGCGGGGCAGTTCGGCGGCCTACCTGTTCGCCAGGGACGGCACGCAATCGACCGTCACGCGGGCGAGCGACGCGCTGGCGACGGGGAGCGCGTGGATCTGCGCGGCATCGGCCTCGGGCTATAGCTCGCGGCGTATCCAGGCGGCGCATTGGGGCCGGGCGCTGAGCGGCGGCGAGATGAGCGCGCTGCAGGCGGCGCTGGCGGGGTGGATGACGGCGGTGGGGGCGTGACCATGGACTATCTGATGATGGACGCTGTTACCGCGGCGATGTTGCGCGCGGCGACGCAGGGCGACGAGGCGCGGCTCGATCCGCGTGAGACGCTGCCAGGAGGCCTCGGTGCCGGGCAGTTCGCGGTGCCGGTGGCGGTCCGCGCGGATCCGGCGTTCGGCTGGCTCGACGATGTGCTCGGCGAACTGAGCGTCGCGGCGCTGGAGCCCGGCGACTGGCCGGTGCTGGACGCCGGCTGACACTCAATTTTCGAAGGGAAACGACATGACACCACCTTCCTTTCCGGAAGGCGTGATCGCGGGCGCGCGCGATGCCGCCAAGGCGCATCTGCGGATCGCGACCAACGACGAGGACGCGCTGATCGAGCGGCTGGCGGCGAGCGCGCTGGCGCTGGGCGAGGCGTTTGCGGGGCGCGCCTGGATCGCGCGCGCCTGGACCGAGATATTGCCGGTGACGCGGGCGTGGCAGCGGCTGGGGATCGGGGGCGTGACCGCGATTTCGGGAGTCGAGGGGCTGCCCGCCGACGGGGCGGGGTTCGCGCTGCCGGTCGAGGCTTATGCGATCGACCTCGACGCGGACGGGGAGGGCTGGGTCCGGGTGGTTGCGCCGGGTGCCGCGGGCAGGGTCCGCGTCACGTACGGCGCCGGGGCGGCGGCAGATTGGGGCGATCTGCCGCCGCCGCTTGCGCAAGGCGTGGTGCTGCTGACCGCGCATCTGTTCGAGCATCGCGAGGCCGATGCCGCGCCGCCCGCCGCAGTGAGCGCGCTGTGGCGGCCATGGCGGCGAATGCGGCTGCGTGCTGCGGAACATGCCGCGTGATGGAGCGGCTGGAGGCGCGGGGGCGGCGGATCGGCGAGGCCGGGGTTCGGCGCGCGGTGGGGCGCTTGGCTGAGCGGTTGCGGGGCGAGGCTGGCGTGACGGTCGAGGCCGGGGACGACCGGGTGGTCGTGACCGGGCGCGGGCTGTGGCGGCGGCTGCGCTGGATCGGAGGGATGCTGCGATGAGCGTGCAGGCGATGTTGCAGGCCGCGATGGTGGCCGCGCTGGACGGGCTCGAGGTTACGGGCGTGTTCGATGCGCCGCCGGTGCGGTGCGCGCTGCCCTATGCGGTGGTCGAGGAAGCGGTGCTCGCGGACTGGAGCACCAAGGACATGGACGGGCGCGAGGGGCGGCTGGCGGTGTCGCTCTACGATGGCGGCGAGCGGCCGGTGCGGCTGCGGGTGCTGGCCGGGGCGGCGGAGGACGCCGTGGGGGCGATGCCGCGCGAGATCGGCGAGGGGTGGCGCGTGGCGAGCCTGGTGTTCGTGCGCAGCCGGATCGTCCGCGAAGGGGTCCGCTGGGTGGCTGTGGGTGAGTGGCGGGTTCGGATGCTGAAGGAGAGCTGATCCTCCCCGGAACGGGGAGGATCTTTTTTGGGAGGGATAAGATGGCGGCGGAAAAGGGTAGTGCGTTTTTGCTCAAGGTTGGGAATGGGGCGGAGCCGGTCGTCTATGCGACGGTCGCGGGGCTGCGCACCACGCAGTTGAGCGTCAATGGCGAGGCAGTGGCGATCACCTCGAAGGATTCGGGCGGGTGGCGCGAGCTGCTGTCCGGGGCGGGGGTGCGATCGGTTTCGGTGAGCGGGGCGGGGGTGTTTACCGGGTCGGCGGCGGAGGCGCGGTTGAAGAGCAACGCGCTGTCGGGGGTGCTCGACGATTACCGGCTGGCGTTCGAGAGCGGGGAGACGATGACCGGGCGGTTCCTGGTCACGCGGCTCGATTATGCCGGGGATTTCAATGGGGAGCGGAGTTACACGCTGTCGCTTGAGAGCTCGGGCGCGGTCGTTTCGGCATGAGCGGCGGGCAGAATCTCCCTTTCCCATCGGGAGAGGGAAGGGGCCCATTGCGCAGCAATGGGAAGGGTGAGGGTGATGCG